TTTTCGAAAACCTCTACCACTTTTTTTTTTTGACTTTTACACTGAAAAATTATTAGAAAAAATGTAAAAATTTTTATTACGATATATGCTAATAAATAATAAAAACTATAAAATACCGGTTTTTGTTATTTACTTATTAGGTTCAAAAAATGGATAATGATAACCATAAAATATTTCTAATCCCATATGTGATAATCCGTGTATTCCGATTGCTACTGTAATGAATAATAACAATATTAGTAATCGATACATATCTAACCTTCGAAGGATTGGACTATTAAATATTATCATGAAAATAACAACGAACAATAAGATTCCATTCAATATATGAGCGTAAAATGAAGGCTGAAAACAACAATGAGGTTTCATATATTATTTACTCAGAAAAAAGTGGAAGGCAATTCAGACCAATTTTTGTTTTCACAAATAAAACATGAATTTATGGTGTATAATTTTTGCGTTTCCAAACAACCTTTACATATTTTATGTTTACAAGGTAATTCAGACAATTGTTCCCGTTCATTACATAATTCACATATGGCGGTTTCCGTTTGAAATTGTATCACAGGTTTTTCTATACAAATTGTATCATCAGTATGGAAAATAGTTATAATTTCTATATCCTGTTTTGAATTATAAAAAAATTGTAATATATACAAACACAATCGTCTCAACATATAAATTATTGGTTAGAAAATACTAAACAGTTTAAAGCATAAATCGAGCAACTACAATTTATAAATAAAAAAATACAGATTGTAAATACAATCTGTTTATGATGAAAATAACGCCGACATATTGATTGCTTCTATATTATGTTGAGGTTCTTTGAATAGTTTCATTATCATATCGTCATCTCTGAACCGAACCGTATAATCCTGTTGAATTTTATTTCTACCAATTCGCCCCATTGCTTGTAATGTTTTTTGTTGGGTCATATTCATTAAATCTTTACCTATAAACCCGTGGCTGAATTGATAATTCGTTCCATAGATATAATCACTTGACGCAATAATAATAAATAATCGTTGGGCATCGGCCAAACGTTTCATAATTTCCATATAATGAATATTTGGTTTTTCCATAAATATACCTATGCCCAATAACAACAATACTTTTAAATTATTGTCTATATCTAACGACATTATCATTTTCGTTGTATCATCATCAATATTCGCCAAAAACGCATTTTCATATACTTCTCCAGTGGGTGTCCATATTTGTTGATGCGGTTTGGAATTTGGAACATATATCGGGTCTAATGTTATTGTGCGTATTTCTCTGCGTAAACGGTTAATTTCATCCATCATTTTTTGGGTATTATTCGTTAATCGATCGCTTTCCGATGTACCCGCATTTGTATCTTTATTTGAGCTAGATTTATCAATCAATCCACTTGATTTGTGCGTTTTACTATCAGAATTAAATGTTTTACTTTGTTCTTCGCGAATATAACTCTCCAAGTTTTCTATTTTTTCCGCGATTTCATTATTTTTACTTATTTTCGCAATAATAGTTTGGAATACGGTGGTTGAAATATTGGATTGTTGTATATAGAAATTACCAATCTTTTTTACATCTTCCGTTAAGAATATAGTTGGACCATCGGTTAATGTATGTGCGTCAGCAGTAGTCAATAAAATACCACTTGTTGCGGATGATTTGGTTGATAATTCGTTAGCGGTACTTAATGTTCTAGTTAATACGGTATTTGATGTTGTTTTGTTTGCGTCCACACTCGTTGATTTTTTTATATTTGACTTTTCTTTATATTTTCGTTTTTGAGTGGTCGTTATATACAAATATATGTTGTTCCATTTATCTTCCGGAATTTGTTTCAATAGTAATAAATAATAATTTTTCAATGAATCCATCGTTATATCACTAATTCCTGTAAAATAGAGGTCCATCGAATATTTTTCTGGAATATTTCCAGTTTCATTTATATAATTGATGAAACGAATGATTTCACTCAGGTCGAAATATCGTAATAACGTTTTATTCTTCATACAATAATCAACGCATTCTATTAGTTTGGAATATTCCGCATATAACATATGAGGTAATACACAATAACCATCTTTATTTAATATTGGAATTGATTTTTTACAGTCATAACTATTTATCGTATGAATTTCTGCGTCATTAAAACGACAACGGAAATCCGCAATAACATCCATGATTTCGTCTTCTTTGGGTAATGTAGCACAAGATAATACCATCTTTGGTATTTTATTTTCACACCAATTACGATGTATGGTTTCATGTAATGTATGATTTTCATAATCCATGGTAATGGTTGGTTCATCCCAATAGGTTATGATATTGTCTGCCGGATTAAAGGCTAACATATAATACATCGCGGTCAAATAGGATTGAACATCACAAATCATGATTTCGACTTTGGAACCTTCACTATTGTCTACTTTCGCAATCGCTCCGGAACGATTATGCTTCACATAATTTACCGCAGCAAAATAATGTAAACGAATATCACTCGCTGTTTCACATCCAAAGGCAAATGCTACTTTCTTTTCCATTGAAATTGCGGATTTCGCTAGCGCTAGACCAATATGTCTTGCTACGCATACAAATATAATGCGATATTGGTTCGATAAACCAATGGGTGAAAGTGTTTTACCAGTTCCTGTAGGTGCGGTATATAAGATTAATTTAGGAATTTCAGGGGATTGTTTACAGGTGGTGAATAATTGTTTTTGGTGAGGGAATAAAGTTAAATCTTCATAAGAGAATAAATAATTGTTTTTTTCAATAAATTCATATGCGTTTTGTATGATATTGCTGATTTTTGTTTGTTTAGAGGTGAAGTCAATGGCTTGATTCACAAATTCAATTACATATTTATTGATATTACGAATATTGGTTTTTTTTAATTGTAAAAGAGTATATAAATAGAACGCATAATTACTTTGTTGTTTTTTGAAACATTTTAATAGTTCTTTACATAAATCGATGAGTAAGAATTCGAATATATTTTGTTTGTTTTGTGTAATATTATTTTCAAGATTTTGAATACGGATATTATCCGCACTTTTTAATTTTTTGATTTGAGCACCATTGGTTTTGAATAATTCAAGAGTATTCGGTTCTGTATATTTTTGAACAATATTTTTGATATCTTCACTGAAATATTTTTGAAATAAGAATAATTCAGTTTCAGGGGTTATTTCGATTTTAACAAACGAGAACATCGTTAAATGGTCATTGGAACGAATATTAACGTCTTCAAATCCATCAATAATCATTTTCAATATTTTTTTCTCATCATTCGAAATAGGGGTTTCAATACTTTCCCATTCTTCACGTGATAATTTGCTTTGTGTTAAGTCCATTGTATTATGTATTGATTATATTATTTATTCTTTATTTACATTCAATTTTTTATTTGCGTGTATTTTATTTGTATAAAATATTATAATGATATTTTATATATTTGTATAACATGAACAAAAAAATAAAAGATGATGAACAATATTGCTCAGATATAGAGTGGGTAATAGGATATATCATAGGTAAATCTGTATCATTTGCTGTAAATATTTGTATTCATATTGTAAACCACACGGTAAATGGTGTGAAACGTGAATTTTTTAATAAAAAATGAGGTGTATTCTAAAATCCCCCGGTTTTCCTAAATAATTACGTATTCGAAAAATGGGCGATTTTTCTCTCTACATACATCAACAAAATGTGGATTTATTATGAATTGTTTTTATACACAATTTAGTATAGTAAAATAAATTTAATAAAAATTAAAATTATTTTATGTAGGTATTTCAATGAAAAAAAGTGTAATAAAATTTATTTAGCAATTTCAACAGAAATTATTTTCTTTGAGAAGTATATATAAAAAATGGGTGGAGCTTTGATGCAATTAGTCGCCTACGGCGCACAAGACGTTTTCCTTACAGGAACACCAGAAATTACATTCTGGAAAGTATCATACAGAAGACACACAAACTTCGCAATGGAATCCATTGAACAAACATTCTCAGGCCAAGCCGATTTCGGTCGCCGTGTAACATGCACAATCTCCAGAAATGGTGATCTTGCATACAGAACATACCTACAAGTCACCCTTCCAGAAATCAACCAAGATATGGCTGCAGCAGGAACAGCAGTCTATGCCCGTTGGTTAGACTACATTGGTGAACAACTTGTTGCCCAAGTTGAAGTTGAAATTGGTGGCCAAAGAATTGACCGTCAATACGGTGACTGGATGCACATCTGGAACCAAGTTACACTTTCATCTGAACAACAACGCGGTTACTTCAAGATGATTGGTAACACCACCCAACTTACATACATCTGTGACCCAGCATTCGCTGATGTTGCCGGTCCTTGCGCTGCCGCCGGTGGCCCAGCTCAAGTTTGCGCTCCTCGCAAAGCTCTTCCAGAAACAACCCTTTATGTTCCTCTTCTTTTCTGGTTTTGCAGAAACCCTGGACTTGCTCTTCCACTTATTGCTCTTCAATACCACGAAGTCAAGATCAACATCGATTTCAGACCAATTGGTGAATGTCTATGGGCTGTCAAATCTCTTGCTCAAACATCAGGCACTGCATCCGTAACCCAAGCATACCAACAATCACTTGTAGCTGCTTCCCTTTATGTTGATTATATCTTCCTTGATACTGATGAACGTAGAAAAATGGCCCAAAACCCTCACGAGTACCTTATCGAGCAACTTCAATTTACAGGTGATGAATCCGTAGGATCATCATCGAACAAGATAAAGTTAAACTTCAACCACCCTTGCAAGGAACTACTTTGGGTTGTTCAACCTGATGCCAACGTTGATTACTGCTCATCCCTTGAAGGTGGATCAACACTATACAGAACCCTTGGTGCTCAACCATTCAACTACACTGATGCCATTGATGCTCTACCAAATGCTATCCACGCTTTTGGTGGTCCAGCTGAAACATCAGGATCAAATGCTTTCATCAACGCTTCTGGTCTTTTCCAAATGCCTGGTGCTGCTGATGCAACCAATGCAGGTGATTGGGGAGCTGATAACACTCCTCTTGGTGGAAGTGGAAACGTTACTGCTCTATCTGATGCAGCAACAAGAGATTGTTGGTATGCTTGTGTAACTGATTTTGTTCCTGATGTGGATGTAATATCACTTACAGCCCATAAGCATTCACCAATTGGTCTGAAATCAATGTTGATTTTAACTTCGTGGTACTGTACGAACCACTTACACCCCCCCTTTCGGGGTATTTATCAGCATTCTTAATTCATCAACAATTACATTAAGAATTACGCTGGGGACTAGACTATATCTTAAGTCTTCATTGAAGTTGATTAGACTTCTCAGACCCATAACCATTTAGTCGTTGAACCTTCCTCATATCCTTATCATTTCGGACTTAGAGGCTTGGCTGCGGATTATCTATTTCGGATGTAGTAACATCTTCATAAGGGGCATTTTTACGATACCTGAGTTCTACTCTCAGCCACTGCAAACTTTCATTTGCAGCTTCGTAGCCCGTTCTTTAAGAACTTCCCGCAATTTGGTTTTGTTGCCACTTATTACATCTTAGTAACAAGCGACTAGCATCTGGGGATGACAATTAATGTCATTCTGAGCCCCTAACAAATTTTCCCTAAAATAGATCTCAGATACTTTAGGTTGGATACTTTTCTGCCCTGCAGATTTTAAGGCAATTAAAGGAAGAGCAAGACCAGGGTTGGTGCAGAACCAGAATTGAAGTGGAACATAGAGGGTGGTCTCAGGAAGAGCCTTGCGAGGAGCGCAAACCTGGGCAGGTCCTCCAGAAGCAGCGCAAGGTCCGGAGACGGCGGCGAAGGTAGGATCAGTGATGTAGGTAAGCTGGGTGGTGTGTCCAATGATCTTGAAGTATCCACGCTGTTGTTCAGAAGACATGGTGAGCTGATTCCAGATGTGCATCCAGTCACCATACTGACGATCAATGCGCTGACCTCCAATTTCGACTTCGACCTGAGCAATGAGCTGTTCTCCAATGTAGTCCAACCAACGGGCATAAACACCATCATTTGGGTTTCCGGTAGTAGCAGCAGAGGTAAGTTGCATAGACTGGTTGATCTCAGGAAGAGTAACCTGTAAATAGGTACGGTAAGCAAGATCTCCG